AAATTGGGATTGGTTAAACACCCCTTTTAAAAAAAATCCAAAAGGGGACCCCTTTAAGCAAAGGGGCCAGCTTGTTTGCTGGCCCTGCTACGTACGAAGCACTACGTCTATGGGTAGCGTCGTTAGGTCTATGGGTAACGTCTACGTCATGGCCCAGCACTTTGGCTGTGCATGGGGCCTATGACCATACCTAAATAGGGGTGTTTGGAAATGTCTGTCAAGACAAATTGCTTGATTTGTTGAAGATTTATGTAGATGAAGTGGGTATGGGAAGAAAGAAGATTAGTGATTTGTCTAAGTCTGTGGCCGACAATGGCAACGGAAAGGGCAACTATTTGGAGAGGCGGGACCCTGCTTTGGCTGTTCAGGCTTTGGATATGTTGGCTAATGGGGATAGCTTCCATACGGTGAGCAAGGCTACGGGGTTGACATGGGAGACGGTGAGTAGGTTGAAGGCTAGGCATAAGATGGTGTTGGATGAGCGTAGGGCTATGTTGGCGGAGGATGCTTTGGAGATTGCGGAGGGGCTTAGGCTTCTTCAGAAGGAGAAGATGCGGATGCTGGCGGAGGACCCTGAGCAGTTGGCGCGGACCAACATTCGGGATTTGACGCTTCCTTGGGGCATCAGCCTAGACAAATACATGACCGTCCTTGGAGAGAACAAGGTGACCGTTGAACATAAGAGCGCAGCACCAAGCCTTGAGGATGCGATGAAGGCTATTGAGGAGGCTAGGGCTAAGCTGAAGGCTAGTTCAATGGAAGTTATTACGAAGGACGTAACTAATGGCTGAAGTAACCGTACATAATTTGGGTGACGAAGGACACGCGGATAGGGTTATTAGCGTTCTAGCAACCATGAAGGAATTGCCCGATTGGCAGCTTGAGAACTTCTTGGTGTCCTTGGTTAAACGCTCTCAGGAGCAAATGTGTTTTAAGGACTATCCGTTTCCCAATTATGTGGCGCGGGAGTTCATTTGCGACCACTTTGAAGGTGGAAAGCCGTGAGCCTAGTCTGGGAAAATCATGAGGTGTTAAAGCCGCCTACGGACGCGGAGTTGGCCTCCATGTCCCCAGAGGAGGTACTGAAGCTCCATGAGCTATTCCATTCGGCAATTGCGAATAGCAGACGAGACCCGTATAGGTATGGATGGAAGCTGCCCCATTGGGTAGATGCAGAGGAACTTTTGCAAACCCATGCTGAACTGCTAGTTAGCGGAGGCAACCGGTCCGGCAAAACGCGATGGGCGGCTCATGCCGTAGTCAAAGCCGCAATTGAGAATCCTCAGTCAGTTATTATGTGCTTTGCACAGAACGCTGATGTTTCAATCAGACAGCAGCAATGTGCCGTATACGACGCCCTTCCTGAGGAGTTTAGGGTGAAGGTACTGGGTACTGAGGAGAACGTGTCTTATACGCGAAAGAACGGCTTCTCTAAGGCATCCCTCATCCTTCCCGGCAGTAAGTCCTCCATCATCTTCAAGACTTATGCTCAGTTTCTCAACAACGACACAATCCTTGAAGGTGCTGAGTTGGGTTGCCGCGACCCTAAGTGGATTAACATTGGTGCTTGGTGCGACGAGTATCTGGTTGGACCGGAACTACTGGCTACTCTTCGCTTCCGTCTTGCCACTCGCAACAGCAAACTTGTTGTTACATTCACACCTGTTGACGGATATACGGAAGTCGTCCGAGACTACGTTCAAGGAGCCGAAACCCTCAAGTCCAAGCAAGCCGAGTTGTTGGGAGGCAGGAATGTCCCTTACCTACAACGGTCCAAGAACCGCGACGCAGGAATCATCTACTTCCACAGTAGGGACAACCCTTTCGGTGGTTACGAGCGTATCTCCAAAGACCTAGCTGGCAGACCTGAGCCAGAGATTCTCACCCGTGCTTATGGCATAGCCACCAAGTCCATTAGTACGAAGTTCCCCAACTTCTCTCGGGAAACAAATGTCATCCCGCATGAGAAGATTGATCTGAAGGGCAAGACCAAGTACTTCATCCTAGACCCCGCTGGAAGGAAGAACTGGTTCATGGCGTGGATTGCCGTGGATGCTTCCGACACTTGGTTTGTCTATAGGGAATGGCCTGATGTGAATGTTGGAGATTGGGCCAAATGGGCGGGAGGAAAGTGGATTGGCGGAGAAGGGGCTAAGGGATTGGGCTACGGAATCAGGGACTACGTTGATTTGATTACTGGATTGGAGTCAGATACGAATGATTCCATATTTGAGCGCCTTATCGACCCTCGCCTCGGAGCAGCCAAATATCAGACGCAAACTGGCGCATCGTCCATCATAGAAGACCTTAACGACGCGGGGCTCACCTTCATCCCAGCCCCGGGCATCGACATTGAGGATGGGCTACAGGCCCTTCAGACGAAGATGGCCTATAACAAGAAGCTGCCGATTGATTCGGTTAACAGGCCTCACTTCTACATATCGGACAGATGCCAGAACACCATCCAAGCCCTACAGGAGTACACGGCGGATGGAGGAAGTGATGAGGCGTGGAAGGACCCTGTTGACTGCCTGAGATATGCGGCGGTGTCAGGAATAAGATTTCTTGACGTTAATTCTCTAAGAACGATAAAACCTGCTGGTAAAGCCTATTAGTATGCCTGTTGCCTTCAAAGACCTGAGTGATGAACTGAACATCACCAAATTCCAATTAGCCAAACTTCGTGACCAGAAGCTGGCTCCTAATGAGTATTACGCTGAAGAAGGACGTAAGTTCTTTACGGATGAGGGAGCGGAGAAAATTAGGCTGGCCGTGGCTGTGCCTATGGCGGTTCCCAAGAGGGTGAAGATGCGGGTTATTAGGAAGGCCCCCAACCCTCATTGGGTGTATGCCGTTTTGGAAACAGGTGGAAGTGTTATTCCTGTGGCGGTGAGACCCCGCGATTCTGATAGGCTTGTTGGTAAGCCCATCTTTGCGGATGTAATTGCAGACGCCAACGGCACCACCTATCGCCATGAAGTCCTCGGACGTTACTCTTGATCCCAAGTGGCAAGCCGAGCAGATGGACAGGCTCCTTGGGTTTGAGATACTGACCAGAAGCCTCACCGCCCAGTATCAACCTATGAGCCCTGAACTTCTTGCTGATAAGATAGGGGCTCACAAGGGAATAGCTTTCACCATCATCCAGAATCTCCAGCGCAAACTAAATGCAGACGAATGACAACAATTCCGCCCTGACTTATGTTCAGGACGTACCGAATGTCCCCGCGCTGAAGAACGCTTACGATACGACGATTGGCGATCTGGACTGGTATCTGCAATCAACACGGGATTCCTATGACTACCGCAGAAACATCTGGCCGGGGAAGTCCAAAGACCTGCGTAAACATGGTGCAGACGCCTTCCCGTTTGAAGGGGCGGCGGATTCGGAAGTGCAAATCATCGACGAGCGCATCAACACCTACGTTGCGCTGTTTATGTCTGCGCTCAATCGGGCGAACATCCGCGCCTACCCCGTAGAGATGGGGGATATGGGTCGGGCTAGGGTGGTTAGTTCCTTCCTGAAATGGATGGTCGCCTCCTACATCCCCGACTTCAAGCGGCAGATGGAGCTTGGAGCCAACTACCTCCTTGAGCGGGGGATGATGATCACTTACGTTGGTTGGCAGAAGGAAAATCGCACCTTCCTCCAGAATCTGGACCTAAACCAAATTGCTCAGGTGAGCCCTGATTTGGCCCGTCTCATTATTGAGGGCAAGTCGGATGACCAGATTATTGAGCTTCTGAAGGGTCAGTTTGAGGGCCTTGCGGACAAGCGGGCTAAGACTGCTTTGAAGGAGCTACGCAAGAACGGGGTGGCTGAGCTTCCCGTTGTTCGTCAAAGCGTCAATTGCCCCAAGGTGGCGTCTCTGGGGCCGGATTGCGACGTATTCTTCCCCGCCTTCACCACCGACCCTCAGAAGGCTCCCTATTGCTTCTGGCGCGTCCTAATGACCGCTCAGGAGTTGAAGAACAAGGTGGCTACGGAAGGTTGGGATGCGGAGTGGGTGGACAAGGTGCTTGAGATGCAAGCCACATCCGTGGACATGAATGATCCTCGGACCAACACCCAGTACACCCGCATTGCTCAGGAGCAGACCACGGAGCTTTACGAGGTCATCTACTGCTATCAGCGGCTCATTTCTGAGGACAACTCAGAAGGCATCTACTGCACGGTGTTCCACAACCAGTATTACGGAACTCCTCAGGAGCCCAAGTACGCCAAGCACGAACTGCTCAATGGATATGACGACTATCCGTTTGTCGTCACCAAGCTGGGTGAGGACAACAAGCGTCTTTACGAGCTTGCGACAATCCCTGAGCAGCTTCGCGGCATCCAATGGCAGGTGAAAGTTGAGCGGGATAGTCGTATCGACCGTAACTCCTACGCCACTTTGCCCGCCATTCTCTATCCTGCTGGCACGCCTCCGCCAGAGTGGGGTCCGGGTGTGAAGGTGGCCTATCGCCGTATGGGCGAGATTCAGTTTGGGCCTACCCCTCCATACAATCCGGGGTCTGTGGAGATGGAGCGGACGCAGATTGATCAGGCTGACCGCATCATGGGGTTGGATCATGCCAACCCGATGTCCCGCATTCGCCAGCAGTACTTCGTCGATAAGTTCCTGACTCATGTCAGGGACGTTCTTCGCCTGACGTACAAGTGCTATCAGCGATTCGGTCCTGAGCAGGTGTTCTTCCGTGTGACTGGCAACCCTGATCCCGTGCGTTTTGGCCGTGGAGACCCGAATGAGAACTTCGACATCAACATCAACTTTGATGTCTTGAGCACCGATCCCGAAACCTTGGAGGCTCAGCTTAACCAGTTCGTCAGCCTTCTCCAGTTCGACCGCAATGGCCGCATCAATGTTGACCGTATGCTGGAGATGATGGCTGCGGCGGTTAATCCGCTCCTAGCTGACTCCGTTCTCCAGCCAGCTCAGGAGGCCCAGCAGCAAATCGTGAAGCAGGTGACGGATGACCTGTCCAAGATTTACGCTGGGATTGAGACCGGAGCCCGTCCCAACGGTGCTCAGGTGGCTATGCAGGTCATACAGCAGTATGTGCAGCAGCCCGACGTTTCCCAGCGGATGCAGACCGACGAGGCTTTTGCTGCTCGTCTTCAGAAATACGTTCAGCAGTACCAGTTCCAGATGCAGCAGATGCAGAACGCTCAGATTGGTCGGATTGGAACTCAGCCCGCTCAGATGGGAGACGTTCAGACTCAGGGTTTGAACGCATAAAGCGGTCCCAGTTTTCTTTCATCCTCTCGTACTGGGCGGCGAAGAGCACTTCGTCGATGGAGAGGATGCGTCCGCTTATTTGCTGAAGACTCTCCGTCTTCAGGTCGTGAAGCTGTTTAATCCAGTACTCCCGTACTGAATGCAGTTCGTTCAGGAACTTGAGAAAGTCCTGACTATTGTGGAGGCGTTCGACTACTTTAGGGTCAAGCATGGTGGTTAATTGCGTAATGGATAGAGATTAGGGTCAAGCACCAAGTCGATTGTGCTAGCATTTGCCCAATCGCAATCGCCGGGGCGTTAAATACGGCGGAAACCACAATCTATGTCAGAAGACGCTGCGTCCAACTCGGGAGACGTTAAAGCACCCGTGGAAAACAAGCCGATGTCGGATCAGGACTTCCTGTCCTCCCGCATCGCCAAGCTAACTGCCAAGGCCCAACCGGCTGAAGCAAAGCCTGAACCGGCTCCTAAGGAAGAGGAACCAAGGCAAGAGGCCACCTCACAGGAGGGCGAGCCAAAGGCCAAGGAGTCCAATCCCAAGGAGGTTCTTTCAAAGGATGTGGATGAGCTAACGGATGAGGAGATTGCCGAGCTTGCCCAAAAGGGTAAGAGCGGGCTTCTTAAACGTATTGCTGAACTCACGGCCAAACGAAAGTTGGCTGAGGAGAAGGCGGCGGCTTTGGAAGCCGCTATTAATACGGCTAAGCAGCAACTCCCAGAGCCTAAAGTTGAGAACAATCCTTACGCCAACGTAGGCGATGTCAAAGAACTCCAAGCTAAACGCAAGGAGGTCGATGAAGTAGTCGAGTGGGCTGAGGAGGTTTTGTTCCGGTCTGAAGACCTGTCTGCTACGGACGTAGCGGTTACGGTGGACGGAAAGGAATACACCAAGGCTGACATCCGCGAGTCCCTTCGCAAAGCCCGTAAGGCCCGCGACAAGTTCCTACCTGCTCAATTTGCCGAGTTACAGGCTAGGGATCAGCGAGGCCAGCTTGAGACAGCTTTCAAGCAACAGGCTAGGCAGGAACTCAATTGGCTTGAGGGCGAGGACAACGACACCCGTAAGCGTTTTGAGGCGATGGTCAATGACCCCCGTCTTAAAGCGGTGAAGGATGCCGTTCCCGACATAGCCCCTCAGATTGAATACCTCATGGCTCATGCTGCCAACTCCATGTATGGCCGCAGAATCATTGAGGATAAGCCCAAGTCCCCGGCGATAAATCCTCCATCCAACCCATCCACCTCGGCTTCGTCGTCCGAAAGGACTGACGCTCGGATGGATAAATCCCTGAAGGAAATCGAAAGCCGGTTTAAACAAACAGGAAGTTCCAGCGACTTCATCGCCCTCCGTGCAGCTCAAATCTCAAAACGTAAAACCTAATTAGTTATGTCATTCAGCAATACCTACGATACTACCTCTCCCGGTAGCGCGGCCCTCAATCGTGAGGACCTTCAGGACGCCATGTCGATGCTGGCTCCTTCTGAGACTCCCGTTCTCAGTTCTGCCGACAAGTTCAAGTGTAACGGCACCTTCGTTGAGTGGGGCGTGGACAAGCTGTCCACTCCGTCCTCGACGGCGGTGAGCGAAGGCGCGGATGTCACCGACTTTGAAGACAAGTTCGAGTCCGTGGCGCGTCTGGGCAATTATGTCCAGAAGCTCCGTCGTTCCTATCGCGTGTCCGATCTCCAGCAGGCTGTTTCCTCGGTTGGACCGCAGGACATCGCCCGTGCGGAGATGAAGGCCGTG